GAACAGTAGGCATAGCGCCCGCTGTGGTCTTCGGCGCGGTCGACCCCGAGAGCGGCGAGAACATCGGCGCGAGGCTCACCAGCGTCGCGCTCACCAACCGGCCCTTCCTGGACGGGATGGAGCCGCTCACCGCGCGCGACCCGCGCGCAGCGTCGCTCTCGCCAGAGAGCGTGCACATCCCCGCGGCCACGAAGGCCGAAAGGACACCGCAGATGGACGACGACAAGAAGATGACCGACATGGCCGACAAGCCCGAAGGCAAGGTCATGGCGCGCCTGCGCCAGATGGGCGCTGCCTACTGCAACATGGACGGCCAGGCCGAGGAGATGGCCATCCTCGACGCGATGGAGAAGATGCTCGAGAAGCTCGAGCAGCTCGAAGCCGCCGAGAGCGCGAGCATGAGCGACCGCGTGATCGCCGAGGGCCGCGCCCCGGCCTCCGCGCGCGACCGCCTCGCGAAGCTCTGCCGCGCCGACCGCGCGACCTTCGACGCGCTCTACCCCGCGAGCGAGGCTCCCGCAGCCGACGCTCGGCTCATGTCCGCTCGCGTCGCCCCGCAGGGTGGCGCTCCCGTCGAGCGCGCTCCTGCCTCGCCCGTGCGCCACGCCGACGCCGCTGCCGACCGTGCGGCGAAGCTCATGAGCGCCAACGGCGGCATGGACTACAAGACCGCTCTCCTGCAGGCCTCGCGCGAGCTCCGCGATGAGGCGCTCGCCCCCATCACCGCCATCCTCGGAGGCCTCAAGTGACAACCTCTCGTCGCAACATTCAACTCGTGACGCCCTTCTCCGTCTCGTCGCTGACGGCGGTCGAGGGCGCAGTGCTCGTGCTCGGGTCGTCGGACAACAGCGCCGCGCTTCCCGCCGCCGCTGACCCCGACCCGAAGACGGTCGCCCTGCTCGGGCTCTCGCTCTTCGCCGTGTCGTCGACGCAGACCGGCGCGGACGTCGTGACCGCCGGAATCTTCCCCGGCGTCGCCGCTGCGTCCATCTCGCGCGGGCAGCTCCTCACCGTCGCCAACACCGCGGGCGGCGTGAAGCCCGCGAACCCCGGCGCGGGGACCAACGTCGCCGTCATCGGTTACGCCATGGAGGACGCGTCCTCCGGTGAGCGTGTGGCCATCAACATCGCCATCGGCGAACTCCAGGGCTGAACATGAACATCAACGAACTCCAGCAGCAGATCCTCGGCGCGCACGGCATGACCCCCGGCGATGCCGCTCATGTGATGAGCCTGTCGCCCTCGGTCGTGCACATCGACCGCGCGCTCACCAACCTGGTCGCGCAGTACAACAACCGCGAGTACGTCGCCGACCGCTGCCTCCCGGTGCTGACCGTGAAGCACCGCTCCGACAAGATCTTCGCGTTCCCGGTGACCACGATGCAGGAGGTCGCCGACTCGGCGGTCGCCGGTCCCCGTGGTCAGGTGAGCGAGGTGAAGTACAGCCTCAACTCGTCGCTGACCTACTCCGTGAGCGACTACGCGCTCATGGACTTCGTGTCCAACGACGAGATCGCGAACGCCGACGCGCCCTTGCAACCGAAGATCTACGCGCAGGACATCGTGATGAACTTCCTCATGCTCGCGCGTGAGAAGCGCGTGGCTGACGTGGTCTTCAACAGCGGCAACTACGGCAGCAACACCTCGGCTCTCGCGGGCGCGAACCGCTGGGACACCTCGACCTCGGACCCGATCCAGGACATCGAGACGGCCATCGAGACGTGCTTCGTGCGCCCGAACACCATGGTCATCGGCGCGCAGGCGTGGATCAAGCTGCGCCAGAACCCGAAGGTGCTGCAGTACATCCTCTCGCGTGCGTCGACCACGGCGGGCGATGTCCCGCTGCGCGTCAACGAGGCGCTGTTCGCCGAGGCCTTCGGGCTCGACGACGTGGTCATCGGGCGCGCGCGCTACAACAGCGCCGCCGAGGGTGCCACCGCGACAAGCTCGTACCTCTGGGGCAAGAGCTGCGCGCTCATCCGCGTCGAGAAGACCCCGTCGCCGCGCGCCACGCGGACCTTCGGGTACACCTTCCGCTTCGGCGCGATTGAGACGCGCGAGATCGTCGACAACCTCCGCGGCGTGAGGGGCGGCGTGTTCATCAAGACCTCGCACTCGGATAGCGAGTTCGTGATCGGCGGCGGCGACACCGGCTACCTCTACACGACCTGCGTGAGCTGATGGGCCGTCGCGACCGCCGGCCACAGCCCGATCCCACGGCGCAGGTGCCGGCGGTCGCGGTCGTGCCTCGCGCAGCCACGGAGAGCCCCCTTGCAGGCGCTCTGGACGGCGAGGCGGGGTACGCGCCCACGCTCCCCCCTCCAGCCCCTCCAGAGCCCGCCTACCGGGCTCGCGTGGCAATCCAGGCGCGCCCGCTCGGGCAGTGGTCCGCGGGCGACCTCGTGCCGCCCGACGCGGCGCAAGCGCTACTTCGCGACGGCTTCGTGCTCGGGCGAGAGCTCGAGCAGGCGGAGGATCAGTGAGCGAGCAGACGACGATCGCAACGAGCGCCGACCTCACCGCGCGTCTGTCGACGCAGGTCTACACGCGTCTCTTCGCCAAGAACGGCGGGAGCACCGTCGATACGGTGCTCCGCGACCTGTGCATCGACGAGGCGAACAGTCTGTTCCGCACGATGACGCGCGTCGCGTTCGCGCAGGGCGTCTACTCCACGACGGACACGATCGACCCGGCGATCGTCGGATGCGTGGTCGACCTCGCGTGCGAGATCGCCGCGCGTCGTCATGGGCTGTGGGACGAACAGGGCAGCTTCGCGGAGCAGGGTCGCAAGGCGCGCGAACTGATCAAGCAACTCAACCGCGACGCCGACGCACGCGCCCCTGGCTCATCGCAGAGCCCGCCGCTCCCGCGCGCACAGACCCTCAACGTGCAGACCAGCGTGGGCCGCGAGACGAACGTCTGGAACCGCATCGCCGACTACAAGGACACGGGCGGTTTCTGATGGGCGCTCTGGTCGCCGCCGCGGAAGCGATGCGCTCGGCCGTCGTCGCTGCACTGCCCGCCGCGCTCGCTAGCGGTGGGCGTCTCGTCGGCTTCTACGCGAAGGCTAATCACCCGTACACGAACCGCACATTTAGCCTGCAGACGAACACCAAGTATCAGGCCACCGAGGGCAGCTTCGCCTCGGGCTATCGCGTGCGCGTGCACGGAAACACGTTCTACGGCAGCTACGTCGAGGAAGGCACGCGCAACGAAGACGGCTCGCAGCGCACTCGCCCGTACCCGTATCTCGCCCCCGCGTGGCAGCACGAGCGTGATACTGTCGCCGAGATCGTTGCCGCGTCCATGGTCGGCGCGATCGAGCGTCTACCGTGAGCCTCGCCCTAATCGACACCGCCATCGTGACCGCGCTCGCCGCGAAGGTCGCCGTCCCTGCGACGACGGCGTCGCCGTTCGCGCTCGCGGGGCGCTACGCCGGGCCGGTGACGCGCGAGGGGCTGTCGCGCGTGTGCGGCGGGCAGTTCCCCGCCGCGCTGGTGCGCTTCGACGGCGAGCAGTCCGCGCGCATCGTCAACGTCCTCGCCGACGTGGAGGATCGTGGTGTGGCGACGTGGAGCATCATCGTCGCGCTCGAGGACCCTCGCGCCATCGACGACGCGATCAACCAGAGCGCGGCGGGCGCTGCGGGCATCCTGCAGTGCCTTGACGTTGCCCTCGGCGCGGTCAACGGACTGATCGTCACGCCCTCGGGAACGACGTGGCGCGACCGGCCGTTGCGCGCTGCGAACGCAGCGCCTGAGCTGGTCGACGACGGCGTCTGTTACGCGTACTCCATCCGCGTCGAGGCGATGCGCGACCTGCCGCTCGCCGCGAACCCCGATCCTGCGCTCAATCTCCCGCCGCTCAATCCTGTGATCGGCGACGTGAACCTCATCGGCACCGGCCTCGCCGAAGCCGTGCAACCCCTCGTGCAATTCGAGTCGGAGCCCAACCCATGAAGCTGTTGATCCAGGCCGTCGAAGGCCGACAGATGACCCTGCTCGATGCCGCGGGCCGCGTGCTTCGCGGACGCTTCGCGGGTCGCGACAAGGCGGGCGCGCCACTCCCTGATGGCGAACTCGTCGATGATCACCACCACTACCGCCGCGCGATCCTGCGCGGCGACCTCGCCCTCGTGGCAGAGCAGGAGCACTCGTGACCATCTCCATCCCTGGGCTTGGGGCCTCGCAGAAGACCCCGGCCGTCTATCTGAACGTCATCCTCGGCGGTCCCGGCACGAGCGCCGGTGCCGCGCCCGAGAAGATCCTGCTGATGGGCAACCTCATCGGCGCGTCGCTCTCGGGTGCGTCGCCCGCGTTCTCGGTCTCGGCGGGCACGATGCCGGTCGCCACGCCGACCTTCTGCGCGTCGGCCAGCGACGCCGTCGCGCTGTGCGGATCGGGCTCCGAACTCGCGCGGATGGCCTCCGCGGTGTTCGCGCAGTACCCGTCCGCGAACGTCTACCTGTGCGCCGTCGCGGAGTCTGGTGGCGCTGCGGGCGCTGCGGCTCTGACCGTCGCGACGACCGCGACCGGCGCGGGCACGGTGCGCCTGCGACTGTGCGAGCAGGTCATCGACGTGGCCGTGGCCTCTGGCGACACCGCGACCGTGATCGCCGCCGCCATCGCTGACGCGATCAACGACAACGCGTCGCTCCCGTACACGGCCCAGAACGCTTCGGGCGTAGTGACGATCACCGCGAAGCACGCGGGGCCTCGCGGCAACAGCCTCATCGTCGACGCGTACATCGTCACCTCGGCCTCGCCGGTCGAGCAGCGCGTCACGTCGAGCGGCATCACGTCGCCGTTCTCGAGCACCTTTCAG